ATCCTCCACAATTGCTAGCGTGTCAGCAGCAAATGTATTATGTCCAGCACCAGCAAGCTTTAGTAAGCTCTTATATGAAGCATTTGGCTTTTGAGATGTAAGTGTTCCAGTTGCCAAAACTATACCTCCATTTTCTTATTTAATTTATATCTATCCCATCTTTTTCTTGATGCAATAGAAAGATTTTTTCTATGTTCTTCAGAATGAGCTTGCCCTTTTAATTTATATTTTGGCTTTCCTTTGCATCCCAAAGAAATCTTTTTTCTTACTTCGTCAGAGACAGTTCGGTCCCTAGTTTCCCAACTTTTCTTTAACATTTTTATATGGCTCATAAATTTCTCACAATAGGTCTGTGTACCCTATAAGTTAATCTAAGTGTCCTTTTTTCCTTAGACTTCGTTCCAAATTTTGTATCCCAATATTCCCACTTCTCTTCAAGGTCTTCCCAGTTTCTCTGTGGGCCCATTGCCTTATTTGACATTTTTCTAATCATTCGCCTAGCACTTTGCTATGCTAGTACATGCCTTGCTGTAGCATCAGAAGAGCCTTTTCTTTGCCACTGAAGATAAACATCAGCACTTCTTTCTGGAGCCTTGCCCCACGGAACCCTAAGTACATAAATATCGTCCCCTCCAACTAAGTAGAGGGAATTTGATGTATTAATAACATCGGTGGTATCTACAGCCCACGTATAATATATATCAAGATCAGTTTGTACAAGTACCATATTGTACTTCTTATCTACTGTAACGGTGGAGGTAGTTGCAGCAACGGTAGCCACTGTTTGTTCGTCCCATAGAGCTGCTACATCTATATTAAGAGCATCTCGTACAGAATATTTTCCAATTCCAGCCATCTTTTTTCTCCTAAGTTACTGTGACTTGCCGAGCCTGGCTTATCTCATGGTCACATTGGTTGCAAATCAAATTACACTATTATTTCTTTAATATCAATAGTTATCTCACAGCATAAGGTGACATGGGAAAGCTTCCATAAGACTTTCTCTTATTACTTTCATGATCTGCAAGCTTATAAAAGAACTGCTTCATAAAATATTCTTTTTCCTTAAAATTACTCTGACCTTCAGCTTTCATAGCTTTTAGATAATCTACTACTGCCATTGATAGTCTTCTTGGAAGATTAAGATGTACTGAGTTACTGGGAGCAGCCTCAGTCATTACATAGAATGGGTCACTCCAATCTTCCCAGGCTACAGCAACATCTTCCCAGTCATATCCCTGACTTGTAGCACTTGCTCCAACATCAGAGCTTGACCACTCCGAAGGATACTCAAGAGTCGTCTCAGGGTCTTCTACAATAAAGAAATCATCATCCCATTGTGGAGCATACTCAATTCTAAGTCCATCACTTATACTCTCATCTGGATATACCAGCTCATCCCTTGACGGGTATAACACACCAGACTGAGATATAACGGTATTAACCTGAGTATTTAATCTATACAGGTGAAGTGATCGCCCCTCGATCCTATAAAACCAATATAAATTCGTATAAAATGAAATAGTTATCTCCTAGGGATTTGTATCTTCGGTTACAAGAGGATTAAAAGCTAATCGCTTAATGCGTTTATAGCGGTTATCATCTTCGGTATCCAAAACACTCACATTATTTAATGATACCATATCTTTAGGAAATGGATATTCTCTTACTCCATCCATTATATCAAATTTTTCTACCTTTAGCTTTTCCTTAGAATTAGACTGAATCATATCTATAGCATCCTTGATCCATGCGATAGCAAGATTCTCATCTTTTATTCCCGAGCGTTCCATTAATTCGAGAATCGTCATCTATCGCCTTACTCCTGCAGCTGCCAATGCCCTATTAGCCTGCACTGTCTGTGAGTTATTATTTACATAGTCCCGAACTTTTTTATCTGCCCACTGATAATATTCTTTAGCTTGGTTTGTATATGCCTGTATCTTTGCTATTCTGGCTGTTGCCTCACCTATATATCCTTTGGTAATTTCCACCTTAGACTGAATTTCACTAACATATCCAGCGACTGAAGATGCATAAGCACTAGCTGACTGTAAATAGCTACCAGCCGTTTCTAAATATCTCTGTGCAATCTTTCCATAGCTATCAGCCACTTTTGAGTATCCAGAACCACTTTCTATATATCCCCTGGCAACACCTACCTGCGCCTGTACCTGATTAACTCTGGCAGAAACTTCATTTACATATGATTGAACCTCTTCTGCTCCAGCCCTAGCTTCGGATAAATAGGCATTACCAGCTTCTACCCGAGCCTTAGACTCATCTCTTTTTGAAGATGCTTGTTGCAATCTGGTTTGTATCTCCTTTGCATATCCTTCAGCTTCGGCTAGCGCAGAATTTATCTCTTTGACTCTCATATCGCCAATAGCTACCCACTCTTCAATATGAGATCGAGCCCTTTGTATCTCTGTCTGAGCTATCTTTAGCGCAGAAAATACCAGGTCGGTATCACTATTCGCTTGAGCGCCATAAGCATCTGTTGTAGCGGAAGGCTGATTAGTATTGATAAGATTCTCAGCGTTATCTAACGCAACTTTAACTCTTGTAAGTTGAGAATTACTTGTAAGAAATGTTTCCTCATCGCCAAAAATAGATTCTGTATCTGCCACTTCAAACTTATCAGCAGCTGTTTCTGCCTGGTCTACAGCGGCTTTTAAGAGAACCATAGCAGTATTAATATCACCCTCAGTATCTGTCTCCCCCAAATCAAGAAGAGCATCACATTTATCAAATTCAAGATTTGCTAACAATACCGCAGTATTTATACGTCCAGCCGCCGTAGCAATAGCTGATGTAGCTGTATCAATACTTGCATCAACTAAAGTAGCCGCCTCAGCTAATTCTGCTGTAGCCTTATCAAGTTCAGCATTATCTAGAACAACTTCAGCAGCCATCTTGTCAACTTCTGCATTTGCAAGTATTATTTCAGCCAATGCACTATCAGCAGAAGAATTTATTAAGGCAACCTCAGTATGAATATTATCAGCAATAGTAAGACACTCATCCAATTCTGTATTAACTGCAGTTAGTGCCGTATTAATAGCAGAGTTTTCAGAATTGCCATTAGCCATTTTTGAAAACTCACTAGAACATGCATAATATATAACTGCACTCCTTAATTCACACCCATCATCAATCTTACTATAGTCTAAATAGTGCACCACACCATTAATAGAGCCCCCAGAAGATGGATCAGGCTTTATAAATATTTTACCATTAGCTTTATAATACTTAGGATAAACATTAGTCGCCTTATAAAGGCTATTAGAATCATCAACAGACTTACTTAGACTAAATGGTACTTCATCGGCTGGATACCCTTCCCTTGCTACAGAAAATACTGTATCCCCTGTAGTAACATCATATCCATTTCCATCTGTAATAGTAGCTGAAGTACCTGCAAACCACAGAAGTTCTTTAGGTATGCTAGCAGCTATAGTTCTCTGTGCAGATTCTATAAAACCAGTGTCTGCAGTAGTTACACCCGTTATATTCTGTATATCTGATGTTATCTCTGTTACTGCCATGTTTTCTTAATTATAGAGCGCACTCGTGTTCTCAGATCAGACATGAACCCTCACTTGGGGATATGCCCCACCAGCTAAAGGAGGAAACGCCAGCAGGGCAAAATTTCCCAGTATTGATTTGCTTAGTACTAACTCGTGCTGACAGCAGTTTGTATGCTAGACTGCCCTCGAACATACCAACTTGTTCCGTCACATGAGAAATCCAACCAATCGCCCTTTAATGCAGATGTTCCTATAATAACACTAGAAACGCCTGCACAAGCAACACGGTTATCTTCATTTGTGTCAGACTGCTGTTCGAGATTACCATAAACAATCGCAGACCCAGCCGCAATCGTAATAGCACCAGTTGGGGTATTTTCCTGCACAATAAAACTAAAATGTGCACTTGCCGCTACGGCTGGAAGGGTTATAGAATATGCCCCTCCAGCAGAGTCAAGATAGAATACTTTCCCACTATCTGCTTTGACTAATGTCTTAGCCGCTGTGATAGTCTCTGATACGCCACCAGCAAAGGAGCCAGCTGAACCTAATTTAGCCATGAGCTACCTCCTTATTGTCTGCCGACTTCGAGTTCCCGCAAGATGATATTACCAGCAACACCACTATCATTGATATACTGAAAGAATGGAGTTACCACTTCACCAGCATCAAATGAAAAAGCAGCTGTAGTAGATGGCGCCTGATTATCAATCTTATATGTTACGGCACCAGCGGAGGATACATACACTCCCCATTTCGCTACCACACCATCAGCCAATGTATCACCAGTGTCGGTTTCTACATTCGCTGCACCATTGAGAATTGTCTGAATTTGTACCGCCGCAGGATCCGCAGAAGTGATAATTCCCAGGGCAGCCATTTCATCATAGCCATCAATTACCTGAAAAGCCTCTACCTTGCGAAATCCAAACTGCAAATCATCAGTTCCACTAACATCTGCAATAGTAAGCTCTAGGGTAGCGAAAAACGCATCTGATCCTACAGTAAACCTATTAATAAATGGTCCTGCAGTAATACCCTTGTCAAGATTACTACTCATGACAAGATTCACACCTTCATCATCAGTCTGATCAAGCGCAAAATTCACTCCAGTTGTAGATGCAAGTGGAGCTAAAAGCGTTTGAGTTCCAGTATACTGCATATTAAGATGCAGTCCATCGGAAAACTGAACGATCATAATGTTATCATTAACACCATCAGGATCGCCACCGTCAAGAGCATCAACGCAAACTGGTTCATTGCCAAAGCGATATATGCTTCCGTCTTTGACAAGATCATCAACCTTCTTGTCTAACTTGTTTTGTCCATACATAGGATTATTAGGCATCATTCATTCCCTCCTATGCTCTTTTCCAGACGGCGTGACATTCAGGCATCTGAAACTCAGCGCCACCTTCGGTTTGAATTAAATCAACTCGTCTATCTACACCACTATTTTCAAGCGTCTGAACGCCTACATAAATCGCAGTGTCTCTGTTAATCCCATTACCAACAAGCGGACGCCACTTCATATACTTCATGTTAATAGCTGCAATAGCGACCTGAGTTCCATCAAGGTGAACATCACGAACTACATTCATGCTGCCATAAGGAGTAGAAATAACATTCGCTCCGACACCATAGTAGCTCTTTTTGCCCATTGAGGAAAGGTCACCTCTAAAGTTAGCAGAAATTTCAAGATTGTTCCTGAAATACCCACTTAGCTTATGCAACCAGTTATATGTCAATGTATCACAGAAGAAAAATGTCGCCATTCCATTGTTGTAACGAGGGTCAAGATAGTTGGACAAATCATCAAGGAAGTCATCCTGTGTATAAGAAGACTGCGTAAGAGTAAAGATATTACCCTTATTTAGACAGTAGTCCAATGCACCCTGTGTGTAATATGTGGTACCATCTGCATACTGCGCATGAAACCACAACGAGTTTTCAATGTCCCATTTGTGTTCAATGAGTTTCTCTTTCCAGACTCTTCCCCATTCGGAAGGTTCATACTTCAGCACGGTTGCCCTACTGCTGTTATCCATAGCCAGAGACGTTTTCCAAATCTCTGTTCTGCCATGTCCAGTGCTAAAAGGCTGGTCTTTCCATGTCTCGGGATAACCACTACCATGTGCAAAAGCACTGCCAACAACATAACAACGGGCTCTTTCCAGCTGATCATAGATTCTTAAATCCTCAGTAGTTGTATACTGAGAAATATCCTGATCTGAGCTACCTGTCAATCCCCATCCAGCCAACTCATTATTAGTGCTGGTATCAAGGGACTTAACAACCGTAACTTTCAAAAGAACTGATTCCGAAGGAGAAGCTGGGGACGAAACCTCATCAACTCTCACAACAATACTATCATCAACTGCCAACGAATTAGCAGCAGTTGAAGCAGCAGCATTATTATTAAACGGAATCCTAACTGTCTGGCCTTCCATGAAGAAAGCTGGTTCAGTTCCTGAAGCGCCTACATCGAAAGCACCACTTGTCTGCCCAAATACATTGGTGATATTACCAGCCGACTTATAGTCAGTTTCCATTTGGAAATAGTAAACATCACCTTGAGCAATATCAGCCGCTGTGACAGTAGCGTTAGCAGTGCCAACAGAGGAAGTAGAGCCATGGTCTGTAACATAAGCATAGCGCTTGTGCCAAGACGGGCGTCTTTCAGTAAACTTAAACTCTACCTCGTCTACAGGTTTACGTGACATCTTAGATGCCAGCCTGAAGAACGGATCTTGAGAAATAACAAACTCAGAAACACGAGGACCAAAATTGTAACGTCTTCGGAGATCACCAGTACTTAACTGAGTCTCAGCTGAACCCTGTCCATACTGAGTTTCTGTTAAACCTGTTACATCGCCAATTCCAAATAAATCAGCCATCGGTTTGCCTTATATTTAATCGTTTCAGCTTAAACTGCAATGAATGCTAACCGCTCATCATCTGGTCAAGCTCACCATCTATACCATGAAGGAAATCAACTACCTGATCGTCAACAGACTTTTTCTGTTCGCCAGATTGCACTGACGACTGAGCCGCTACACTTGCAGGTAATTTTCTTGCAGATCTCATTTGATTTGCCATGCTCTCACGAGTCTGGTCAGCAATAGTCTGATCTCTATGATCTCTATTGTAGAGATAATAGATAGTTTCGAGGCCCATGGGAGTGGACTTACTCCATGCTACCATATCCTCATAATCAGTATCGCTCATATCACTATGAGCACTTCTAAATTCCCGCTCCTCAGACTTCATTTCAAGTTCTCTATCTTTGACAGACTGCTCATCTCTGAAATTGTTAAGTTTCATCTGAGACCTACTGTCAACCATATGATTGAGAACCCTTGCCGATTCTGATTCGGGACTTGCTATCGCTTCATCCATATCAAAAACGAAATCTTCACTTAATTTCAAGTTTTCCCTCGGATTAGATGGGTTTTCATAATAGCTAAGCATATGACTGCGTAGCCCTGCATTATCTTTTAGAGCTGCGAGTACAGGGGTAAAAGGAGCTATTTCATCAAGTTGCGATTTTAACCGCATCGCCTCTCGACTGGAATCCTTATACCTCTTCTCGTAGTCATGACTCACCTCTACTTTTTCAGGTTCTGTTGCCAGAGTTACCCGACCCTTCTGCGGTGATACAGCAGGACTTTCAACACTTGGTTCATGTTCCTTCAAATTGGGCTCAAGATTTTGATCAAGTTCCCTAAAAAAATCATCGGACATCTCGGATATACCATTAATGTCCACTACTTGCTCTGAACCAGGAGTGATTTCCTCTATAACATTAATATCAGTTACCTGTTCCATAATCTCCTCCACAACTTAAGCTCTCCAGGTAATACCTGTCAAGTCTTTTCTTTGCTCTTCTTTCTTTCTTGCTGTTCTTTTCTATACAGCTTTTGTTGTGCTTCCGTTTCAAGCACATCCTTTCTAATTTCTAATCCAGCTGTTCTTGATTGATCTTTTATATCAGCCTGTACAAGCTGTCGGGATAATGTTTCTATTACACCATCTCTATCCTTGACCATTGCTTCTAATCTAGCAGATTGTTCTTTCAATTCTGAATACACACTCTTCCTTTTAAGCAATTCTTCCTTGTTTCTTATATCTGTCTCTGCTATCATCGCTACATCATCAATTAGTCCTGACTGATAGTACCTAAAATATTCATCTCTTAATGCATGTCTATTAACTGGTAATGTAGATCCTGCAATATAACGCACATCAAATCTTGCTGAAGCATAATCAAACATCTTATTTATTTCTTTACCTAAATCATTATAGATAGGTACATTAAGTGCAAGCTGTCGCTCATCTAATCCATCTCCATCTCCAGCACCTGGCTGTACAATTCTAAAAACCTTCTTAGCAGTATATGTAGCCCGTGCTGTCTCAAGGAACACATTTCCAAGATGCTCAAGTGCAGGCTCTACCATAGACTTCATCCACTCTTTAATTCTTCTTGTAGAATATTCATCAATGGCAAGTAATCCCCTATATGGCTCACTTGAACCAGTGCCCTGTCCCTGCATTCTCGCCTGAATACCTGAAATATCCTCCATATCTGCTTTACCCATTTGTACCATATCGGCGAACGCCGAGCTTAATGGCAATGGAAACACAGGCTGAGGCCTCTCATATCCCATTCTATACTTTAACTTGGCATCTGGCATTGTAGAGTTAGATTCCCACTCAGCCTCATTAATTGACCCTTCCTGCATAATCCATCTCACATTAGAAGCAAGATTAGCATTGTGTACCATAATCTGATGAGACTTATTAATTTCCTGCTGTTTGCCCACCATTGGTATTACAGCACTCATAGAATATGGAGTACCAGTATGTATGTAAGGTATTGGTACAATGGGATAGTTGGAATTATCAAGAAAAATAGCATATAACATTTGATCGCCAACAACCATCGTTACCTTAATTCTCTGTTCAAAATACTCTACTATATCAACAATACTCTCTACAAATTTCTTATCACTGGAAAGCACATCTTCATATTCTTTTCTTGTAGCGACAACATTCTCAACCTTAGAAAATTTCTTTTCTAATGACTCATAAATTTGTGCCTGTTTCTGCTCTATGGCCTGTTCTGCCTGTTGAACAAGTTTTTCAGACTCAAGCTCGGCTCTCTCTGGAATAATTTCTTCTCTCTGTAACTGTTCCTGAATCGCAAGAAGTTTTTCCTCAGTAGAAACACCAACCTCTCTCCTGAAGGCCACTATAGCCTTTTCCACCTGCGCCTGTATCTGACGCATTTCTTCTATTGTTGGTGGCATTATTCTGAATATATTAAAGAAAGGAATAGATTCCCTAGTATACATTTCATAGACATCTAAAATATCATCTTCTTCAGCAGTCTTAGGATTTAACGCTTGAAATCCAACATCTTCATATTGAATACTATCAGACTCACCAACGTCTCTTGCAGAATGAGACCTGACACCAGCTAAGTCGCTATTAGCCTTAGATATCTTAGCCTTATATGCAGGATAGAGCAATTTAAGGTGTTCTCTTGGCATGTCTTTTTTAACAATAATATAAGCAGCGTCCCTAAAGAGGAAATCTCTACTCATAGGGTCTACATATACATCCCATGGCTCAATAGATCGGAACATAACCTCTCCCATGCCCCTATCAGCATCGGAATCAATATAGCAATGAAAATATCCAACGCTCTTAGTAAGAGAATCCTGTATTACCTGACTAAATAATGATTTACCACCAGAAAGATGCCAGCAATATGCAGCAAGGTCAGAATGCACAGCCGCAGTATCTATATCAGACCCTTCAGCACCAACACCCTGCCACCTGGGATCATTGGCGGTGGCGAAATACTTCATAATTTCTATCTTAGAAGTAGTGAGATTAATAATAAAGGTCGGCATGCCAGCTTCTTCAATCTGCTTCCTCTCACCAGCAGTTAACTGATCATTGAGAAAGAAATCATGCCCCTTTTGATTGGCTGACCTCCATTTGGTTCTTGTACCGTTATCAGACCGTTTCCATAGGTCTCTTACAAGTTTTGCCTGACTTTTATTTGTTACTCTTGGCATCTATTTACTCACACCAGGCCATGTTACCTTATATCCCCTTTTCATATCATCCAAATGGATATGCTGAGTACATAGTTCTATTCCCTGAAATTTCATAAGCACAGCAGCGTCAAATATCTTTCTGGCTATTACTCTATCTCCTGCAGTAGCAATGTCACATGCTATTCCCATGGGATGAGGACTATTTGAAGCCCCACCAATCTTCTTATTATATTGATTGCATCTAAAGAATGAAGTAAAATGAAATGGAACACTAGCCATCAGTCTTGCATCTTCAACCCTATCAAGAAAATCATTGTTAATGATAGGAGCACATTTACCACAAGGACATATCACCTCTTTAAGCGAGATATGTTCTCTCAATTTATCCAAAGAGGTAGTCTCCAATTTTGATTTTACTGGCATAGAGCGTATAAAGTTTACCAGTAACAATAGGATGGTTCTTAAAAAACCTCGGAGCATCTGTAAATGACTGCCAAGCAGACCTCGATTTAGTATTACCTAAAAAAGGAGTAACACCCAGACTTGATCTGGAATCTAAACTTAAATTTTTGCTTCTAAATGTGCCTATTGAATCACTCATAACGTAATCCAAGTCTTTTTAGGAGGTGCCACTGGTTTCTCCCATTCCTCTAAAATAATACCCTTACTGTCCTTTTTCTGCACCATATTGGGTGGATATGCGTACACAAGTGAATAATAAAGCGCTTCAATGGTGTCATCATGAGCCATCTTAGGACCAAATGTAAGTATTTCATGCGACAAATCAAAGTGATTTTCTCGCAAATGTACTGTACCCATGGAAAATCTTCCACTTAATCCAGAATATATCCTATTTCTCTTCTGAGTTCCACCTGGCTTTCCTGGCACCACTGATATGTCAAAACGATTAAGTCTCAACTTTTCTGCGTTCAATGCAGTAAGAATGCTTCTGTTCATCGCCACATCTTCAACGCAAGCGCTGGTACAATGATATCTATCATATAATTGAATAATATAATCCACTACACCAAGCTTACCAAGTGTTTCACCGCCTTTACTCTTAATACCAAGATTAGGAATAGACCTATGCCTCTCATATTCCAACACATACACATTATTATCGGGATCTATCGCCACCACCATAATCACACTAAAATCACTATCCTTCGTATCAATATCAGTAGCGGGATCGCATCCTATGAAACATAGCACTGGAATCCTAACCTTATCCATCACAAGCACACCAGATCCTAGATCATCATCCCACTCGTAATATCCTTTCCATTCCTTAATATGGTCTCTCGTCCAATTAGCATCATCAGCAGATTGCACCTGCATCTCATATTCCTGATAGTATCCAGACAGTCCCTTTCCAGGTGAGTCTATATATACCTTTTTGATATTATCTAATCTTTTTCTGTGCATACGAGAAGGCCACAACACACCACCTTCCATGTCAGGCTGAGTAGCACCCCCCCAATGCAATATCTTCCATCCGAAATCTTTCTCTTTCTCAGTACCCTTTACCTTCAACCATTTATCAATAAGCCTCTGAATAAATGAATCATAATGAACAGGAGTCCCTATAACAAACAGCCTGCCAAAATCCTTGTCAATAGCTGGGTAGATACCATTCATAATGGTATTAGACAAGTTATCCCTTGCATTTCTTGTTTTTGTATTATCCTCATTTTCAGCATCATCAACAAAACAAGCACTATATCTCAGGGTTCCAGCTTGCATACTAGCCTCAGTTTCTCCTCTTAATGAGCTCAAATTAGACCTTGATATAAGCCTATTGCCATTAGATGTCTCTATATCCTCCTGAGAATATGTTTTTCCCTTAATAAACTCAGCACTTAAATCACCAAAATACTTCTTTAGGAGTCCATTATAGGATAACTGTTGCCTAACATATTTAACGTTCTGAACAGACTTCTTTTGCGTGTTGGAGACCCATCCATAAAATAAATACCTAGCCTCATCAGCGAATCCCCACTCATGGGCCTTCTGTGAGTAACAAAAATCTCTAATAATTTTAGCCTTACACATTACAGTCTTCCCATGATCTCTTGGAACAAGTATGCCACAGGGAATAGTAGTGGGATTAATCATTTCATCGCCCATAACATAGTGGAACGGAGGTGTAGCTGTTTTTAGAAAATCTGCCGCTAAAAATGTTTTACCAAAAAGAATAAGATCATCAAATGTATTCTTTAACATCTGCTCAGTGCGAGAAATATTCATAGTGTTGATATTAAACTTGTTTGAACTAGCCATTTTGATCCTCTACAAACTTCAAGGCCTTTTCATGTATCCAATCGTCATAAACCCTCCTTATACAGAATAAATCATGGGCTGCCTCAGGATTTGAGGCAACCTTAGCATCTAAAGGAATATAATCTAAATCATCATGCCTCTGTCTCAGCTTGTCCGCCCTCGACAGGATTAACTTTCTCTCCTCCTTCGTCAGGGGCTTCTTTTCCAGAAGCTTTATCTTTTTCGATATTTGCTCTTTCTTTTTCAAGATACTTCTGAAATCTCGCAGTATTTTTCTGCATCTTAACATATGCCTGAAGGACTGCCTCTAAATTTAATACCCTGGATGCTATTATATCAAGCATTATATTTTGCCTGGCAACCTCCTTAAGAATCATCTTTTTGGTGACCTTTTCCTTCTGCTTACTCATTTACCACCTCGAAGTAATTCCTAAACATATGGATCATATATATTATTCCCAATGCTCCAACAATAGCCAGTGCAATTTCTCTTTCCATTAAGAGAAATATCAGCACCAACGCCAAAGAGATTGTAAGTGCTGTCGCTACCAGCGCTTTCACCAAATTAGCCATCATTATGCTCCTTTTACTAAGTTAATAGCTTCCTTACAGCTAAACACCCTATCGCCTTCCCATTCCTGATTCCAGGGACGATTAACACATACTGCCCAATAAGGACAATCTTTAAGATTATCTACTTTATCATCAAAAAGAATATCACCACCGACAAGTTCCTTCTCATGTGTAAAATGGATAGAATCATGCACTACATCATTCTTAGTAATCCAATTTGCTGTAGGCAACATTGAAGCACCAACATTAGCAGTTACAAGCTGTACCCTGTGCCCCATCTTCTTTACAGCAGATACCATTTCGATAGCAAATGGATATGGATCTGCATTTGAGAAGATTTCCCACGCATGTCCCTTATACACAAAATCATATACCTTGTCACCAATAGGAAACCTATGTGATATATCCCAATCTCCATTATGGGCCCTAATAATGTGAGTAGGAAACTTCTCCCTATATACTCTTTCAACGCTTTTATTGAAATTGCGAATCACACCATCTATATCAAAATTAACTGTTAACACTATTTTAATAGTCTTATTTCTCTAATAGCAACCCTGGGAATTGTCATAACTGAGTTATAATAGTTCTCCCTATTAAACCCCTTTGACCCTGCAAAAGATATAGAGACCTTATCTGATGCTACAAATAAACCAACTGATTGGCAACCCAGATCATAGTTTCTTTCATCGCCTGTATCTACCCATCCCCCAATTAATGAAGAATCTACCCATTCAACATAAATCTTATCATCTATATTTAAGTCACTGACCTTCATTCTGCTCCTCCAGTATGGCTGCATGTAGCAATAACAGGTAATTTCTGGCATCCCTTATCCTACCAGATATAGTTTCATCCGAAGCTTCAACGCCTTCATTTACATAGTTAAGAATAGAAAAATAGTGCTTCTGAAGGTAAGTCATAATTACATCTAATGTACTTGGCCTATCAAGCACACCAGCAACCATCTTAAAGTTCTTTAGCTTATCATCACTGGAAATAGTATATTCCTTACCCTTACTAAGCATTATTTCTAGCTCAGCGCTCACCTCATTATGGACAAACTCTTCAAAAGCATCTAATCTCATTTGTCATCTCCATATGCACCCAATCCATCATATTCATCTGACATTGAATTACTCCTTAAATGATTTATACTTAACTATAATGGCTGAACTGTTGATGGTACATACTTTTCAAGTTCTTTGTGTGCCTTTTCAAGAATAATCACATCTTGCCTATTATGTGAATAAATACTCGCAATAGATGCTGGATGTCCATATCTTGCATCTCGCCATAATCTTGGATCAAAATGAGTCTTTCCTTCTATTCCTAGAAATTGACATAACGCATCTAAACTCTTCCTGTGCAGCTTCAATGCTTTTTTTGCAACATAGTAAATATCTTTGTGAGAAACTTGCCTGTACAAAGGATAATCAAGTCCCCAATCAATACACCTTGTACGGGTAAAAGGAACATCAAATTGTGTCCCATAGAAAGTAAAAATAAGATCAAAATCCTTCATTGCATCACATAAGCTCTTACATATTCTCTGATCATACTTGCGCTCAAATACTTCATGCCTTCTAATAAAATCACCCCTAACTCTATTCTTATCTCTCTCCTTAATGCACCAACTTAACATAATATCTACATTTGCAACTAACCCTGTAGTCTCTATATCAAGATATCCAAGTCTTAATTCATATCCTGTAGCATATCCAGATTTCTTTAGTCCCAATGATATCAACTTGTCCCTTACTTCAGTAAAGGATCTTTCAGATCCACTATTTTTTAGTTCATTATATAGACCATAAGCGCTCTTAGACGAACTACTATACTGAGCAAGAATAGCCATTTCAACATCATTCCACTCTACATGATATCCCTTATATTCCCCTCCCAAGTCAGTAATAAAATACCTATTACATACATTGCACCGCCACTCCTGCATTACAGGCCCACCCTTACGTGTGCGTATGCCATTCTTCTTACATTTTTCTTTCTTACAATATGGACATTTCATTCTGATTCCTCCTCTTTGCCTTCCAATTGTTGAATCTCTTTCTCAGCTAGCGCTCGATCATCTGCAAACTCTTCTATTTGTTCTGGATCTACTTCCTGAAACATTGCAAATCCTGACTCAGCAAACCTCATCTGTTGACCTGTAGTCCCTATCACCTTTGCAAGTTCCTTTAGTGCTCCAAGTGCCACCCTTTCATCTTCTCCAAACTCATGCAATTTCATGAATCCCTTAATTACATATTTATGGTCTAGTCCTAGTTCTTTCGCTACATCTTTCGCTGCTTTTGCCAATGCCTTAGTTACCCTTTCTTGTTTAAGTAGAAAAATTGCCTTCTTTCTGGCCTTCTTCCTATCGTCAATGCCAAATGCCTCAGCAGCCGCTGAGACTGCATCCTTAATACCTGGAATAATACTGGAGACAAAGAGTTGTTCATCTCTTGTTAGGTTCTTCCTCTTGACCTGCCTGGTGTGTCCATCTCTATATTTTGCACCAAACACATATCTATTTGGATGCTTGGAAAAATCTGTGTCCATTGTAGTGTTTTTGTTTTGGACAAAACTACCGACGATAGTTCTGACATATCTTTGAGCGTATTTATATCCACAATCTGTAGGGTGGTTAAGGGGACCAACCTTTAGTATCTGAACAATCCTACCATCATCTGCATAAACCCATTCACCTTCTATGCCATCTCTCCAGTGCTTGATATCGTCTTTCTTAATATCAAGATTGGTAAAATCGACAAACTCTTCATAGTCTTCAAATACATAATGTTTTTTGCCTTTAATGGTACCATGTTCCATATTGGTTAATTATACAAAGCTGTCTCACTGGCACCGACTACTTCCTTGATTTGCACTACTAAATTACCGATAAGGTCACTCACAGCCCTTGGAATAGTATATGATATGCCATCAATCTCTATCTGCATCTTTTCATTGAGATATGCTTTAGATCTCTTTTGACCATCATTACGCTCAAAAACTATGTCTTTTTTTTCTTCTTCTGTCAATACTAGTCCCTTAACACTATAAGCACATTAGTCTCTTGCATGATGTCATATTCCTTGCCCTCTACGCCAACAAGGGAAGACTCCTCTATATACTTAACAATACCACTGCGGGGATATAAAACTCTATCCCCTATCTTCATAGACATTCTTATTCTGTCACCATTCTGGTCGTGCTTTCCTGGGCCTATAGCAATAACAGTGCCCTTAAACTGAGCAGGATTATGCGCTTCTGGAATATATAATCCACTAACAGTAAGATCTGATCTATCGTCTGGCTCTACTATTATTCTATCGAATGTAGGATCTAAGTTCATAAATTCGCAATCTCCTTTTTTATGTCTTTTATTTTATCATTAATCGCATTAATAACAAAGCCATACTACCTATAAGTATACTCATATTCTCTCCCATAACTGATATTCCAATGCTATTTTTGACACTACATCACTATCTATGCTAGATTGATGTCTACAGCTAGGACACGGCCTAAACTGTACTATGTCTACTGGATGTTTAAGCTCTACTGACTTAATTCTGACGCCAGCACTACACTCAGAACACTCACAAACAGCCACTACATATATGTCTGTTCTGCTACGCAAAGCCTCATCAAAACTATCAGCAGAGAATATGGATATACAGATATCACTCACTAAAAAGACCATTCCAGATCATAAATACTACTACCACAGCAATGCAATAGCAATGCAATAGCAATGCAATATGCCTTGTATGTTTCTTTCTTCATGATGACCAAATTTAATACCATATTGCCCAAAAGCAATGTTTTTTTTCACTAAAAATAAATAAAAAAAGACTTGACTGGCATAGGTTAAAAACCTTAACTTACAGGACCACGAAACACGAACAGACCCTTAATATACTAATATAATATACTAATATAATATATACTACTATATATTATTAGTACTATACTATATACTATATGCTGAACTAAAAATTACATATTTTTGGAAGGGAGATATATATTTAAACCTTATCCTTACAAATGCGTTTCCGAAATCCATTTTCAAGTTGGAACTCATTTCTTATTCACTTAACTAAAGGAGATCAAATCATGTCCATGACTGTCATTCCCATTAAGTTTGCACCTGTTGATGATGGAGACAAGCCACGCACCTCTAACCTGCCTGTCTTCATTGAAACCTCAACGCTTGAGAAGAATGGTGTTGTTCGCTATTCATTCAGAAATGATTCGAATGCACCAAGCTTCAGAGTGTCAATGACTGACTTCATTGAACTCATGAAAGAGGCGGAAGTTGACGCTGATCTCAAGCAGAATGGTGATTGGAGCAGAGATGTTTCACTTCAAGACCTGCTTGACATTCAAGCACCTGCAGTAGCTCCTGCAGTAGCACCAGAGCCTGAGGGTTAATCAACTGGAGAGATTCGTCTCTCCTTTCCCACTAGCATAAATGCAAGCAAACAAACGACCAAGACAGTAACATAATCATATAACATGGGCCTCTCATATCCTTTCTCACACTCACATCTCTCTTGAGAGGCCCCCAATCATTAGGAATACACCAT